ACCCAAGATGGCTGGTCGTTTCATGAAGCGCCTCGGTGACATTCTTGAAGCCGAGAATGTGCAGTATGATGACAAGGTTGTAGCCGAAGTCCTCAAGAAGCACTTCCCTGATTATCGCCGCGTTCTTAATGAACTCCAGCGTTATAGTGTAGGTGGTACTATCGATGCTGGTATCTTGGCCAATGTCCAAGAAATCAATATGAAAGAACTGGTTGATGCCCTACGCGGTAAGGACTTCAAGAAGGTCCGTCAGTGGGTTGTAGATAATATTGACAACGATTCCGGCATCATCTTCCGCAAGATTTATGATACCCTTCTTGATGATGTTAAATATCCTGCGGCTCTTATCGTTCTCTTGGCCGACTATCAATACAAGTCTGCTTTCGCTACCAATCAAGAAATCAATCTCGTAGCCTGTCTGGTTGAGATTATGGCTGGAGTGGAGTGGAAGTAATGGATGGTATTCTAGAGGGTCTTGGTGATCCAAAGGTAGAATATAAGCCAGAAGATTATGTAGAGAAAAAAGCTAAGATTTCTCCCTTTGATTTCATCAACGATATTAACCATAAGAAGACCAATCTCATAGTAGATGATTGGTCAGAGAAACAATACAACCCTTGGATTATCAATCGTGGGCTGAGTTTCAGTGCCGATACTGTTATTCCAGCCAACGAGATGAACTGCCGTCCACACCTTGACAAAGCTCTGCAAAATACTTTTCTTATAAATACAATTAGGTCTAGAAAGCGTTTTGATAAATGGATCAAAATCGAAGACGATGCCGAAGTTGAGATGATAAAGGAGTATTATGGCTATAGCAATGAAAAGGCTAGTCAAGCTCTTACAATTCTCTCCGAAGAACAAAAAAAATATATAAAAGAGAAATTGTATAAAGGTGGTAGAAAATGAGCGAAGATTTTTTTGATATTAACTATCCAGGGTATGCACCCTTGGAAGTTAAGTTGGAGAATCCAGACGACTTTCTAAAGGTTCGTGAAACTCTTTCACGTATTGGGGTAGCGTCTCGTAAGGATAAGATTCTTTATCAGTCATGCCATATCCTTCATAAGCAGGGTAGGTATTTTATTGTTCACTTTAAGGAACTCTTTGCCCTAGATGGTAAAGATGCGGACTTTAGTGACAATGACTTGCAACGTAGAAATACCGTTGCGCATCTGCTTTCGGATTGGGGTTTAATTACTATTCTCAATCCAGAAATTCATGAGGACAAAGCTCCTCTAAATCAAATCAAAGTAATTGCTCACAAAGAAAAGAACGACTGGGAACTTATCCAAAAGTATAACATCGGTCGTAAAAAGTAATTGACTTTCTTCTAAAAGTATAGTATAAATAAAGTGTGTCATGCTTCGGATGACACACTTTTTTTAACTCGCTTAATAGGAGCAAAATATGAAATTTGATACAGTAAATCTTCCACACATGGACCGTTATTTTGTAGGCGCTGACCGCGTCATGAAGAGATTAGCAGACATTGCTGATCAATCAACGCAAATGATGCCTATTAAATATCCCCCATACAATATCAAGAAGGTCGATGAAAGTCGCTACGTAATCGAACTAGCCGTGGCTGGTTTTGGTAAGACAGATATTGATATTGAATTGCAAGAGGGTAAGTTGTCCATTCAAGGGAAGTGTGACTCGTCTGACGCCTCTGAATATCTCTACAAGGGAATTGCCGAGCGCGGATTCAAACGTGAATTCACTCTCGCGGATAACGTCGAGGTAAAGAGTTCGTCTCTTGTTAATGGTATGCTAAAGATCTTTCTTGAAGCATTCATTCCAGAAGAGAAGAGACCAAAGAAAATCGACATTAGCGACGGTGATAATGAATATCCATCGCAAGCTGCCGAATTCTTGGCAGAAGGTAAAACTAAGTAATAATTTAAGAAGGTGAATGCTATGTCCAATATTAAATGTATTAAGCTAATCAGTGGCGAGGAAATCATTGCTGATATTGATGAGAGTATTGAAGGTCTCGTTATTCTGAAAAAGCCTCTATTGATTATGATGGTACCTAACCAGAATAATCAGTTTGGTATTGGACTAGCACCCTTTTGTCCGTATGCACAGTCCGGAGACATTCCTATCCGCGCCGGTGCAGTAGTTTCAATTTTCGAACCAGATACTGGAATGGTTAACGAGTATAATGTTCGCTTTGGTAGTGGAATTGTTCTACCGGAAAGTAAGATTATCGTATGAAGAACTTTATAGCCGCTCTATTTCTATTCGCTCTACCGACTGTAGCTAATGCGTCCACATGTGACCAGTTCTATCCTAATGGAAAAGAAATCAAGGTCCCCAATACGGTAGTTCTGTGTAACTCTTTCTTTGCCACTGTTTATGATGATGTAAACAATGCAACGGTATTTTCTACCGAGATTGCACAGACCCGTGCAGTCAAGGTAGCCCGCACAGACGATTTCCGTGCTGACAAGCGCATCTCTGATTCGCCTACCCCCGCCGACTACACCAATACTGGCTATGACCGCGGACACATGGTACCTGCTGCGAATGCCGATGAGAAGCAAGAAATGTCCGATACATTCTTGATGACTAATATGACTCCTCAGTTGCCGTCGGTCAATCGTGTAGCCTGGAAGAATCTGGAAGAGCGAACTCGCTCTGTTCCCTTCAAGTGGGTCATTACTGGTGCATATTACGGACCATCAATCAAGTGTGATGCAACTGTAAAGTGCATCGGCAAGGCCAAGGTACCAGTTCCTCTGTTTCTTTATAAGGTTGCCTTTTTCGAGAGCGGAAATGTTGCGGTCTATATTGTTGACAACGTAACTCCTAAGTCGCAAGTTGAGACCATGAAGCTGGAAGAACTTGAAGCCAAGTTAGGATATAAATTGCGATAAACCTCTTTACTTTTGTCATGTTTTATAGTATAATAGTATTTGAATTGAACAAGAGGTATTATGTCGAAATTCTACACAAGCGCACACCAATATGGCTCCAAGATTCTCGTTCGAGGTGTTCATAATGGTGTGCGCTTCAATCGTAGGGAAGACTTCTCTCCCACTCTCTATGTGAAGAGTAAAGAAGAAAGTGTCCACAAGTCCCTATATGGCGACAATCTCCAGCCTGTTGAGTTCCAAAGCAACAATGACGCCAAAGAGTTTATCCAAACCTACGGTGAAGTAGATAACTTTCCCATCTATGGTCAGACAAACTTCGGTTACCAGTATATCACGCATAAGTTTCCAGGTGAAATCCAATGGAGCATGGATTCACTAAAGATACAGACTATCGATATCGAAACATCCGCCGAGTTTGGTTTTCCTGATATCAATAATCCCATCGAAGAAGTTCTTCTCATCACGGTAAAAGACCTAGTTTCCCGTCAAATTATTACCTTTGGCTGCGGCGACTTTGATGATATTAACTCTGAAATCATCACCAATCTCCGCAACCAAGGTTGCAAGTTTCTATATGTGAAGTGTGATAATGAACGTGACCTGCTTGAAACGTTTGTCCGTTTTCATTCCGATAACCATCCAGATATTATCACTGGTTGGAACGTTGAACTGTTCGATATTGCATATCTGATTGCTCGTGTAGAGCGGCTGTTCAATGATGAAAATGCCACTAAGAAGAAGTTTTCTCCTTGGGGTCTTGTGCAGCGCAAGAACATGAACGTCATGGGTCGCGAAATGTTTACCTATGAGATGAAGGGTATTGCGGTTCTCGACTATCTCGACCTGTATAAGAAGTTTACTTATTCGAACCAAGAGTCCTACAAGCTGGACCATATCGCAGCCGTAGAACTTGGTAAAAAGAAACTCGAACATTCTTACGATAGTTTCCGCGAGTTTTATACTAAAGATTGGCAGCGATTCGTTGAATATAACGTTGTTGACGTTGAAATCGTGGACGAACTTGAACGTAAGTTGAAGTTGATTGAACTTATTCTCACTATGGCATATGACGCCAAGTGTAATTACAATGACGTTTTCTCACAGGTTCGCACCTGGGATTGTCTTCTCTACAATCACCTGTATGATAAGAATATCCACATTCCACAGAAGAAAGACCAGCAGGGTCGAAGCATCGAAGGTGCTTACGTTCAAGAACCTAAGCCCGGTAAGTATGACTGGGTAGTTTCTTTCGATGCTACCTCTCTGTATCCGTCAATCATTATGCAGTATAACATGTCACCCGAAACTATGGTAAATGGTTATGTCAAAGATACCACCGTTCGTGGTCTTCTTGATAAGACCTTTGACCTCGATGACCTAAAAGACAATGACTATTGTATGACTTCGAATGGGTATTGCTATAATCGCACGAAGCAAGGTCTGTTCCCAGAAATCGTAGAGAAGTTCTTTGATGACCGTCAACGCTACAAGAAGTTGATGATTGCCGCGCAGAAAGAATATGAAGCTACTAAAAATCCCAAACTAAAGAACGACATTTCGAAGTATAATAACTTCCAAATGGCAAGAAAGATTCAGTTGAACTCTCTCTTCGGTGCCATGGGTAATGAATACTTCCGCTACTATGATGCCCGTGTAGCAGAAGGTATCACCATGACAGGTCAGTATATTATTCAGGAAGTAGGTAAAGCACTTGACGTTTATCTCAACAAGGTTGTAGGAACAAATGGACATAACTACTCTTTCTACTCTGATACTGACTCTTGCTATATTTCCTTGGAGCCTCTTGTTAATAAGTTTTATCCTGACATGGACCGCGATAAACTCATTGGCGTTCTCGATAAAATCTGCGAAGAGAAAATCACAGAGGCAATCAACAAGAGTTGTGATGGACTTGCGGACTACACGAATGCATTTCAAAAGAAAATTATATTCAAACGCGAGGCAATCGCGGAACGTGGCATCTGGGTTGCAAAAAAGAGGTATGCGCTTAATGTCTATGACAACGAAGGCGTCCGTTACGATGAGCCAAAACTCAAGGTCATGGGCCTCGAAATCGTCCGCTCGTCTACGCCCGCGCCCGTTCGCACGAGCCTTAAAGAAGCCGTCAGACTCTGCCTGACTTCCGATGAGGCAACTCTACAGAAGTTCATTGAAGATACCCGCGAAGCATTCTACAAGATGTCACCCGAAGAGATTGCATTCCCGCGGGGTGTCAATGGCCTACAAAAGTATACTTCATCTTCGGACATCTATGCGAAGGGAACACCGATGCATGTTCGTGGCGCCTTGATGTATAATCATATGATTAAGAAAGCCAATCTTGATAGGAAGTATGAATTAATCCAAGAGGGTGAAAAGATTAAGTTTCTTTATCTCAAAGAGCCAAACACAATGCATGAAAATTGTATCGCTTTTCTTGGAACTATGCCAAAAGAACTTGACATTCACAAGTATATAGATTATAAGATGATGTTCCAGAAAGCATTTCTTGACCCACTTAACATGATTGTAGACGGCCTAGGCTGGTCTACTGAGAAAAAAGCAACATTAGAGGACTTATTCGCATGAGCGCATTACTAGATAAACTGAAAAAGAATAGCACCATTAAAGAAACGAATGTGCTATCAGAAAGCAAACTCTTTAGCACCAAAGATTTAATTCAGACCGCGGTGCCAGCCTTGAACGTGGCTCTGTCTGGTAAGCTAGATGGTGGTCTAACACCTGGGCTGACCATCTTTGCTGGTCCATCGAAACACTTTAAGACTGCATTCGCAATGATGTTGGTAAAGAGTTTCTTGGACAAATATGATGATGGTATTGTTCTGTTCTACGACTCAGAATTTGGTGCACCGCAATCATATTTCGAGAACTTCGGTATTGATACCGGTAAGGTTGTTCATACCCCTATCACCGACATTGAACAATTGAAACATGATATTATGAAGCAAGTCAATGAACTTGAACGTAAGGACCGTGTCATGATTGTAGTTGACTCTGTTGGTAACCTAGCTTCTAAGAAAG